GGAATGTCAAGATTTGCTTTGGTAAGAGATCCATTTCTTCAGACGTATTGGCAGCTAAGGACGCGCCGCCACCACTACTTGGTGCGGCCATCATTCTACTCATTGGACTAATATCTACAGTTTCAGCAATACTTTAAAATTCAACAGTACATTCGTATCAATATGTACTGCCTACAGTTGGCATGCTTAGCCTTTATTTTAAGTCGCACACAGGCATGCTATAGAGGTAAATACCTCTCGACTAGTGGTTGTCCCCACATCTAACTTACAACTATCAGAATATTGTGGATATATACAACCATAATTTCGTAAATTTGTTTTATAACCTCCAGTGATCCCGTACGAATTACACGTACGCCTAACACACGCCTGAGCGGTTCCGGGTTCTGTTCCTACTCACAACTAAAAGATTTTCCGGGTCTTGCGACCTTTGGTCCTTAGTTGTTTTCGGGATTTGCCACGGATCATAGGTTGATCATAAAATTTATCTTTACACAGGCAGGAAATTCTCAAAATTGGATTTGAGACCCACGCCGCGTCGGTAAACCATCTCTTGGAAATCGCTAAATGCCATCAAAGGCATCTTAACTTTCCCCTCAAGACCTTGTTCCACCAAAGCAGCCTGAATCCTCTGTGTCCACTTCGTATAAACCTCCTTGCCATGATAAACAAACTCAACACAAGCAGTTTGAATGTTTGTGCTAAGTTGTTCATACTTTTCTTGTTTCGTTTTGCACTTATCCCAATTCAACATCTCTAAAATAACAGAAAGCTCTAAAGGAGCTAACCATCGAGACATGGTTGGTTCATATACAAATTTGCGTTTTAAGAGAGACACTTCATGAAGCGTCCGATAAACCTGCTTTCCATCACTTTTTGCTTCGTCTGTAAACTTGTGTCCTAATGATAACATCTTTTGAGTTATATCATCAGGAGTTATTAGACTCCGCAAATCGTGACTTAATACAGCTATCAAATCATCTCCAAAACCTCCCATTCTAAAATGGTCGGTAATTTTCTTAATGATTATACTAGCTTTTGTAGCAGCTTCCTCATCGTCTCCACGAATTATCTCTCGTAAAAGCAATAACAAAACATAGAAAAATAAAATTTCATCATACATCGTATTTATAACAGTAGTTAAAGGATTTCCAGATGGTTGTGAATGTGTTAACATATACAAAACCTTCTTAAATAATAAAACACTGTTACAAATAGATGACCATAAAACATAAGTGGTGAGATTATCAACGCGTTTGTAAAGTCGCTCAATAATCCGATAAACTACCCACAACAATTGAAGATTCAAAGAACCATCAAAATTACTGTGGTCGCCTGCCAGAAAATTTGGCTCATTTACATCAGCTACCTGATTAAGGTATTTGACAAAAGTCGTCCAATCTTGTGAATGAACGTCTGCACCAACAAGGGATCCATTTCGTATCCGCTGTCTCATAAAAACAGCACAAAATCCAAGATAAAACATCCGAATAGCGATCGTAAAATGCATGGGTCCACCAGCAAAAATGCGGGTTTTCCCTTGATCTACTTTCGCAATCGGTCGTCTTTCGTCTTTGAACAGTGCTGTAAAAACAACGGGCTCTCGTATGCCTTGCGCAGCTTGGTCTATTAAGTAAGTTACATCAGTTTTCAATTCTTCATTGTTAACATCAAACTCACCTTCTTTTCCAAGCCACTGGGTTTTTCCCATACCTTTTTTCGTAAGGGTGTATGGGTACCCGGGAGATGTTTGTCGATTCATTGAGGGGAGATCCTCTCCAGGAATCCCCCGAATCGATTCGTCATAAGTAAGTTTTCGCATCAAGTATTGGTTTTCATCATCAATAGCAAAACATTGAACACCATAGTTTTCTAGTATTTCCAGATCTTCATCAGGAATAAATACATCGTTTTTACCGAAGTACTTATCCATATTAAAATCCAAATTTACTTTTTCACCATTGTGTTCAAAATCTTCTAAATTAGCCGGTTTTGTCATTGGTTCTGTAACCAATCCATGAATCGGAGACTCACTTATTTGGGATTGTTTAGCAGTGAAAACAGCCTGAGTGACTGTTCCCAAAGGATAGTATCCGCTTTGCATCATAGAGTGCGGAATCTCTAATTTTTCTGTT